ATGCACATCACTGACTGGAAAGAGAATTTTATCTCGAAGATGATTACGCGCGGGCGCGATTACTGGCGTGCCGGGGCAGTGAAAAATCTGCACTGCACGCAGGAGAAAATCACTGCTGATGTGGAAGGCACGTGGCTGTATCGGGTTGAGATTACGCTGGCAGGCGATGCCGTGGCAACTCTGTCCTGCACCTGCCCTTTTGCGAAAGAGGGCGCAAACTGCAAGCATATGGCGGCGGTTCTCTTTGCGGCGACCCATCTGCCGGAAGCGGAATTGCCCGCGCCGGAGTGGGAGAAGAAGCTGAACAGCCTGTCCGCTGAAACGCTTCGGGATTTTCTTCGTCCGCTGCTAAAAAAGGACGAAGCACTCCGAAATCGGCTGATGCTGTGCAAGGGAGACGAACCTGTTCGTGCGGATGAACGCCGCCTCAATTGGCAGCGCACCCTGACGCAGACGCTTCACGCCGCCGAACGCTATTCCGAAAACGAGTATGACGAAGAAGAATATGACGAAGAAGAGGAATCACCCGTTCAGGAACTGCTGGAGCTGCTGGACGCGGAATTGGCTGATTTGCTGACACCGGAACATGCGATGCTGGCGTTTGAACTCGTTTGCGACACGGCAATGATGTTTGAATCCGCCGATGAAATTCTTGAACAGGAGGATATCGAAGACGCTTGCCGCGATGCATGGATGCAGATTCTTGCCATCGCAGCACCCGCCCAGCAGGCAGCAATGTACGAGTGGTTCGCCGCTGCATTCCGGACGTGGCAACCGCTGCCGTATTTCACCGCGCCGCTGGCGTTCTTGTTTTCGTATTCGTGGGACGAAGCGATTCATCAGCGGAATCTTGCGCTGCTCGACGAGAAAATTGCCGAATGGAGGCCGAATGCGCAGGAACGCGGTGGAGGCGCGATGGTGAACCTGCTGAATCAGCGTGAAAAAACGATGCAGCAGCTGCACGCTTCGCAGGAGGACATCATCAGCTTCTGGCATTCGCATTGGGATGTGCCGTATGCGCATGACCGGACACTGAAAACGCTGATGGCGGCGGAAAAGTGGACGGAAGCCATCGATCAGGTCAAGGCGGATTTGCAGACGTTCGCCGGGGAATATATGCCATGCAAGCAGCGCCGCGAACAGCTGATTTTACTCTATCAGCGCGCGAATCAGCCTGACCTTGCGCAGTGGGAGATTCGGCAATACATTGAGCAGTACAATCAGTACAGCATGGAGCAGATTGATGCGCTTCGAGCGACGCTTCCCACCGATGCATGGCGCGACGAGGCGGAACGTTTGCTGAAACTGCCGACGACAAGCACTATCCGCCTGCCCCTGCTGGCATCCATTGAGCAGTGGGAGCAACTGCTCCAGCGGATTCAGCAACACAGCAATTTTGAGGGACTGTGTACCTATTTTGACCCGCTGATGGCATGGGATTCCGCCCGCACGCTGGCACTCTACCGCAACATGGTGAATCGCGCTATGCAAGGTGCTTCGTCGCGCGCCGCCTACTGCGAGATCATCCAACAGCTGGAACGCATGAAAGGCACCGACGAGGGAAGAAAGATAATTGCTGACCAGGGAATATCCAAAAATCGTGAATCCGTTGAGAATACAGCACTTCAAGGCGCTTTCCTGATTTTTTGACTACCGTTTTGACTACTTGGGCGCTTAGCAAGCGCACTTTCCACCCTTTCGATGGCACTTTCTTCCTTCTTCTCCGTGAGGTGTGCATAGATACGCATTATCATCATCTCGTTTGCGTGTCCCATCCACTTTGTGGCTGTTTTTACGTCAACATCTGCATCATATAACATTGTAGCAAACGTGTGTCGGCAATCATGCTGACGGATAGCAACTTCCTTTTGCGCAACCGTGGACAAAAAACGCAAGTATCTCTGCCATTCCGCATTCCAAAGCCCAAGGGATATATTTTTCCCAGCTGGCAAGGAAAAAACATTTCCGTGTCTGCCGGTTAGGGCTTCCCGCAGCGGCGGAAATAAAGGAACATCGCGAACACCAGCTTTGGTTTTGGGCTGAACTATGATACTTTTAGAATGCTCGAAACGTAGCGAATGCCGAACATGGATTACCCCAGCGGAAAAGTCAACGTCCCTGTCAATGTTGAGCGCAAGAGCTTCACCCCGTCGCAACCCTGCATATAGCATCACCATAGCATACAATCCCATTGGCGTTTCTTGGTATGTATCTCCGATGAGCGTCACTTCCCAATCTTCGAGGTTACGGTGTGTCCCTGCTTTACCTTTTGCTGGCTTGATGTTTTCACATGGGTTTTTTACTATAATTCCATCTCCTAACGCAGCTCGAAAAACTGCTTTTGTTGTCATTGCCACCTTCTTCCGCGTGGAATCCCAATAATTAGAGAATGCGTTATATAGCCGTTGTATGTCCGACGGCGTAATTAGTCGCATCTCAACTTTTGGCAAGATTGACGCTATCTTGTTAAGTCTTGCCACATAGTCGTCATACACTTTCGCCGTCACCTCATTCTTGTACGTCGGCAGCCACTCCGCTGCATACTCGGCGAACGTGTACTTTTCCCGTGGTTTCCTGCCGTATCTTTCCTGCTTCTTGTACTCTTCGCGGGCTGCAAGGGCTTCGGACTGCGTTCGCCCGTAGAACGAAAATCCTTTATATTTGCAAACGTAACGCCCGTCTGGGCGCTTTTTTAGTGTCTGCCGTGGCAAGTGTATCACTCCTTTTTTCTCATTGTGCCGCAAATCGCAGCAAAGTGCCATCACGAATTGTGAACAAATTGAAAACATTTTGCAAACGCACGGAAAATTTTTAGTCATATTCCGAGGCGCATCAGCATATGGTATTGCGGTGGACGGTAAAAAGTACGCGACTGGAGAAGAAAATATGCCTGTTTTTGATAAAAAGTTTGTTGTTAAAACGCTCGTCGAGAAGGTGAAGAAACTGCCGGATAACCTGCAAGCGGAATTTTTTTCGTGGCTGGAAAAGAAAATTCTTACAGATGGAATGAGCTGCAAAACACACAAAATTAGAAAACGCGAAGAAAAATAAAAAAAGCGAATAGCTAAGCTATTTTTATTTTTGCAGTTTTATTCCGTTTTATTCCGTAATAATGTTGTAACATTTTCCGTTTCAAAGGTCAGAGAAAGCCAAGAATAAATTGGAATTTTTGATTCGCGAAGCACTTGAAACGCAGTGTTTTCAAGGCTTTCCGCCACTTTGGTGCGAAAAGTCTGCTAAAAATAAAATAGCTAAGCTAAAAATAAAATAGCTAAGCTAAAAAATAAAATAGCTGAGCTATGTATAAAAAGAAAAGAAAAAAAAGAAATAAAATAAAAAAAGAAAACAACAAAAGAAAAATGCGCTGACGCGATTTTTTGCGGTGGCGGCGGTCTTTTTTTTGAGCACCATTTTGCGGATATCCACAGCATGGTCATCTTCGTGGCTTCGCGCAGATAATTTCGGGGCAGACCATTTTCGTGACTTCGCGGAAATGGTGCAGAAACCATTTTGTTGACATCAACAAAAAGCAACGGTCAACCGTCTTTTCTCACTAAAAAAACAGGGACTTGACAAGACGGGTTTGCAGGTATATAATCACACTTACTTCTCCGCCTTGCTTCCCTGCTGGTTACTCTTGTTGGTCGCCCTTCTCAGCATCCCCATTGTCCGCCATGCGCTTTAAGCTATCACGTTTCTCCCTGCGCTCCTGCCGCATCCGACGTTCCGCCTTCGCGGTGAGGTATTCAACGTAGTCCATCGCCTCACGCACAACGTCATCCGGCGCACCCATCAGCTTCGCGATAATCGCCTCACAGGTTGCGTCGAGAATCGGGCGGTCTGACGTCCCTTGCGGGTTGTCGGACAGTCCGCAAAGGTAGTCGGTGGTCACGCCGAGTGCTTCGGCGAACTTCACGACGCTGGTAATCTCCGGCGTGATGGTTCCACGCTCATAGCAAGAATACGTCGCTTGTGACACTCCAACGATGCTTGCCATTTCGGTTTGCGTCTTTTTTTTTGCCTTTCTCGCTTCCTTGAGCCTATCTCCAAGCATAAAAACACCTCAAAAATTTTTTTGCGTATTATCTTGACATATAAAATCAAGTGTGCTATTATTAGCATTGATAATAAGCACTGATTGGAGGGATGCGGATGCAGAACCGCTTGCGTGAGTTCCGCGCAAAGAAGGGCTTGACGCAGATGCAGATTGCAGACGTGCTCGGATGTCAGCAGGGACTTGTGTCTCAGTATGAGAGGGGTGTACATACCCCGTCACTGCATAACGCTCTTCGCCTTGCACGTGCGCTTGGCACGACGGTCGAAGAACTTTTCGGTGGTGAGGTCGATGGCTGAGAAGCTGCGGCACTTTCTCCACGTCGCCGGGGTGCAAGGAATCAGCGTCGCCGCGCTGTCCGAGAAGTCGGGCATCTCGAAGCCGACCATATACCGCTACGCCAACGGACAGGGAAGCCCAACGGTTGACGCGATGAAGCTCATTGCCGAAGCCCTCGGATGCACAGTCCGGGAGACGTTCCCGGAGGTTTACGGCGAGAAAGCGGACGTGCCGACCGTCAACATCACGGACACGCAGCCCATCAGCACGGCAAAGCTGGCGATGCAGTACGGCATGACAACACGCGAGTTCAATCAGGCGCTGTTCCGCGCTGGCATCCAGATACAGCGCGCCGATGGCTCTTGGGTGGTAGCCGGGGACTATGCCGACATGGTGACTTACAAGCCTGTCAAAACGGAGCACGGCACTGTGCGGCTGTTTGCCATGTGGACGCTGAAAGCGCGAAAGGTGATTCAGTCCTTGCTGGCGGAGCAAGGGATAGTTCCGACGGACGGCGTGAACGTGGGGTCGTCGGAGCGCCCGACAAGATAGTCGAGCGACACGCCGTAGAAGTCGGCAAGGGCTATCAGGGTTTCTCCTGATGGGCTGACAGAGCCGCGCTCATACCGCTGATACGCCTGATAGTGTATCCCGATAGCTTCGGCGACTTGCAGTTGCGTCTTGCCCTGCAAAGAACGGACACGGCGAAGTCCGGCGGCAATTGTACACATAAAAACCTCCGAAAGGGGTTGACACAACAAAAATGTTGTGCTATTATATCAATGCAACAGAAATGTTGTATCAAGCAAGAAGGGAGAAGCGGTGCAGAATCAGGCTTTAAAAAACGCAAGAATCCGTGCTGGGCTTACACAAGCACAACTTGCGGAATCTTGCGGATTAGCGGTTCAGCACTATCAGCGGTATGAGTACGGCAAAGTCGAGCCAAGCGTTCTGGTAGCGATTCGTATCGCTGACGCGCTGGGGGTGGAAGACATCAGGACGTTATTTGGTTGAGGAGGGCGCGATGAGACCGGAGAGATTTCCGCAATCGTACCCGATATAGCCGAGATAATCATCACTGTCTGGGTCTTGAAATAAAACAGTGATTTTCAGCTTCTCTTTGTCGCAAGGCAGCTTGTCCACTAACTTTGATAAAAGGTACTTCTGAAACTCCAAGCATTGATTTAATGCGGCGGAATCTCCATCATTTAACAAGTCGGTAAATATACTGGGGTAAATTGAATCAGTAATGATAGAGTATCCGGAATCCGCAGAGTATACAATCATGTAGTCATCCTTAAAAACCCCGTAGGTGTCAATAAGTTCGCGAAGTATCGCAGGGTTCGCTCCGGCTTTTACATAGTTGTTGTTTTTGCTGATTGCAACATAAGGCGTGTTACACGAAAATTTACCATTGAATGCGGTAAAGGTATAATACGCCGACTCTTGCTTATCTGTAACGTCAACAAACTTTACTGTCAGCTGTGAATGGGTGCTATAATTAAGCCAAATATAGCGTGCGAACTGGATAAAAAGCGAAGTATATCTATCAATGAGTCCTTGAAAAGCGGACGGGTAGCAGTTCTTGTAGGTAACAAAATCGTCGTGGATAATTTTAACGTCAAAGTTGTCCATGTTCGATGATATGGATACAGAGTCAAAAATGCTATCATCAAGGATGGATAAAAATTCGACAACCTGCGTATCTGTAAGTCCACCCTGCACCGGCTGTCTTTCGGCAAACGCGGAAACGCAGGAAGCCATCAGGCAGCAGAGAACCAGCAGGACGGAAACAAACTTCTTCATCGTGATACCCCTTTCGTGTTTTGGAGGTGTGAACGTGTATCAGAGCAAGCGGCATCTAAAGCAACGGGTTAAGGATTTGCAGGAACAAGTCAAGCGGTTGGAACAGGAGAACTTCGCGCTTTGCAAAGGGATGTACATGAGCGAAGGCGTACTCAAAAACAATCCGCTTTTGAGCTGGTACGGCAAGGAGCTGTGCCTTGTGCTTGGTGGTCTTATTGTATCACCGCGCTATATGCGACTGGACTACGACCAGTTCCGACTATATATACGCGACGTGCTGGACTACATGAAGGAAATCCGGCTACTTGAGGAGAGCTACCAGCGAGAGAATCAAGCTGACGGCGGAGATGGAGACGGGAAGCAGGAAGCGCAAGCGACTTAACCTGTAACGCTCAATCTCTGCAAGCGCAAAATTGCTCAACTCCGGCGTGACAACCGTAATCGTATACATATCGGCGGACGATTGCGGAATAGGCTTTATCAAGCCAGCCTTGCGAAGCGCTGCAATCTGATTGCCGGATAGCTTCTTGCCACGCTGGAAATCACGACAAAGCCGATATTCCGAAGGAAGCATAGCATACTCACCACCTTTCGCGCATACGATAAGAGCATGGAGGTGAAACCGTGAAACTAATGTACCACGTCAACCTGCCCGACATTGAGAGCCGGGTGAAGTCCACCATCACGACGCGGCGGACAACTGAGCGGGATATGCACATATTAGCCGATGCCGGGTATGTGCCTATCAAGACGCACGTCCAGCGTTCCGGCGTAACGGTCATCTGGGCGACACGGTCGGAAGCGAAAAGGGCTTTGCGCGAAAGCAACGTCTAATTCGCACAAAAACGCCCGCAGGAGCGCTTGCAAGTCCAGACTGGTATTTTCTCACCTGATGGGCTGGAAGCGCTCAGGACGCCGTTTTTGCCCTTGTAGAGTGTGTGTCCAGCGCAAACGCGCATCAGGAGCGCGATTTGATGAACTCGATGTACTTCATCACATCCGCACGTTGTGGAGCAGATAGAGATTTTACCTGCTCAACAAGCGGGTCGAAGTCGGGCGGCGAGAACGCGTTCTCATCACGTCCAACGAGTGTATCAAGAGAAACGCCGAGGACATCCGCGATTGCGAGAAGCCGCGTCGGAACGGGGTTGCTTCTTCCAGATTCATAGTTCTGGATTGTTATCTCTGCGACATTGGCGCGTTCTGCAAGCTGCTGCTGGGTCAGCCCGTTCGAGAGCCGCAGAGCAAGCAGGATTTCCGGGAACGGCACGGTGCATCACCTCACTTGCGCGGGTTCGCCCGGACATAGCGAGCGTACCGCATGACTTCTTCCCGGTCGGACGGAGCAAGCGCGGAAATCTCCAAGTAGAGCGTGTCTGTATCTTTGGGAGACGGCGCGCCGTCGCACCCGGCAAGATAATCGTAGGAAACGCCGAAGATGTCAGCGATTTTTCCGAATACCTCAACGCTGGGTGAACGCTGGCACTTCTCCAGCTGCGTCACGGACGCGCCGGAGATACCAAGCGCATTACCAAGCGCCGCAACGGAAAGCCCTGCTTGCTTGCGCAACGCCAAAAGGCGGGAAGCAAATTTTTCTCGTGAAAACATTGCAAACCTCTTGACATCAACGCAAAGTTGATGTATAATGTAAACAAGCAAGCGGAAAACACTTGCCGAGAGTTGATGAGAAGGGAGCAACAATGAGAACCGCATTAAAGCGGGTCAGAGCCTTACAAGGCTGGTCGCAAGCCGATGTTGCAAAGCAACTCGGAATTACGGTACAGGCTTATAGCATGATTGAGACTGGGAAGCGTGACCCATCCTATCCTGTGTTGGTAGCGCTGGAGGACGTATTTCACACTTCCCACCGAGTACTACTGAGAGAGGAGTGACACGAAGATGCCACACGCAGACCCGGCAGGATTCGTCTTTTTGGGACTGAGCGTCGCAATCATCGCCGCGCTATGGCTGATTAACGAGGTGGCAACCTACATCGCCGTAGAACGCGAAGGACGACGCGAAAACAGAATCCTGCACAAATAGGATAACACACGGAGGGAACGAAAATCAAACACCCCCTCCCGAAGAAGAAAGAAAATCAATTTTTTTAGCGAAGAAACTTTACTGGTTGTAAAGTCGGAGAAGGGAGAAAAGTTGTCGAACATCCGGGAATTTGCAGAACGACGCGGGTTAAAAATGGCGGACATCGCCAGAATCACGGGAATCTCCGAATCCATGTTGTCGCTGATTGATAGCGGCAAGAGGAATGTAACACCAAACACCGCAAAGAGGCTTGCGCCGACGCTTGGCGTGAACTGGTGGGAACTTATCGACTAAAAAGCGCAAAGACAGAAAGGGGCATCACAATGGAAAAGGATTCTATCAAGTCGCGAATTGCAAACCAGCGCGGTTGTGTATCGCGCTGTGACGCGAACAAGACGATTTTCGCCATCCGCCATAGTGCGCGGAAGCTGAAAGCCATGACGCGCGACGAGTTCGCGAAGTTGGGGAACTGGGACGACATCAACAAAGCATACAGCGAGTATGAAGCCGTGATGGAAGCCATGCTGTTGGCTGTTGAGCATGAAATGGAGGGGTATCACAATGAGCAATGAAGTTATCAAGGTGCAAATCGCGAACCGTCTGCTGGACGAGTACGGCAAGGACATCCAGAGCCAGTGCATGGGTGATTGTGTATCGCGCTGTGACGCGAACAAGACGATTTTCGCCATCCGCCATAGTGCGCGGAAGCTGAAAGCCATGACGCGCGACGAGTTCGCGAAACTGGGGAACTGGGACTACATCAGCGAGACATACGGCGCGTATGAAGCCGTGATGGAAGCCCTGCTGTTGGCGGTTAAGTACGAAATGGACAAGACGGCGGTCGCTGTCTAAGGGAGGGAAAAGAAAATGAAAATCCTGAATCTTGAGAAAATCGTGCCGGACGAGGAAGCCAGGAAGGAACTCTTTGAGCAGCACATGATGGAAACCACGCTGCGGCTCAATGCGCCGCGCATCATCCGCGAACTGGACAATGTTTGCGATAGCAAGCGCACCGCCGACCGCATTTGGAAGATTATCTGGATGGACGTACGGAGCGGGAAGGTGAAGGACTACGGAGCCTTTCAGAAGGTTTTCCCCGGCGAATTTGATGCCTACGTTGTCTACGGAGACATCATGAATAAGCTGCTTGAAGAAATCAGCGACAAGATGGGGGCGCTTTGGAATGACTGACTTCCAACGAGCAACCGGAGTAACGATGCAGCCGGAGGAAGGCGAGGGCTTGCGCTGGTGTCCCATCGACGCGGTAATCGTCAAGCAGATTCGGGCGCATCTGGGAGACAGCGCCGCAATGCGCATCGTCTACGATGCCGTCTGCAACATGGCGGGCATTAACACGCCGGACGACATCACCAAGCTGACGTTCGAGCGGGCGTATAGCCGCGCACTGTCCGAGACGGGGCGGTATCAGGCGGGGGAAATTGACGCACAGGGCAATTTCATCGCGGAGGTAATCGCGACGGCTTTCGCCCTTGCGCCTACTAATATTGTAGCAGATAGGGGGGCTAAGTAAATGCCGGAATTTCGCGGTTATGAGCTGCGAACCGCCAGAGAGCAAGCAGGGCTGCGCTTGTGGCAGGTGGCGCAGGAAATCCACACGTCGGAATCGTGCATCCGCCGCTGGGAAGGAGACGAAGCAGAGCCGTCGCCGGAAGTCATCGACCAGCTTGAGGAGCTGTACAAATGCCCTATGCTGTGGCATCGCTGGATGCTGTCACACAGCGACAGTTATCGGCGGCATTACAGCCCAATTAGCGATACAACAACGATGGGGAGCGTTCTGCGGAATCGGTACGCAATAGAGGATATCCTGCGATTGCAGGAAGCCATTGAGCGCGACGTGAGCGACGACGGGAAAATCGACAACCTGATGAACCGCGACAAGTATGTCGAGTTAATCAAAAAGGCGGTTGCTTGCCTGTCTGACACGCTTGCGAGAATCGAGAAAAGGAGTGGCGCGAAATGACGCAGTACCTCAACACCGAGCGCGTCGCCGAAATTCTCTGCATCAGCAAGGAGAGCGCCCGGAAATTTATGCGCGAAATGCCGCACATCTGCATCGGCGGCAAGGCGCACGAAACCATCCGCGTCACTGTCAGCGACTTTGAGCAGGAGATGGAGCGCCGAAAGCGTTACCCAACGCAGGAGCAGGAGAACGAGGTCATCCGCCAGCGCAAGAAGCGCAATGACCTTGTTGCGCGCGGGCTGATGAATCCTGACGGCACAATCGCCAGGAGAAGAGCATAAAAAAAGCGCCCGTGCCGCGGGTACAAAGCGCGAACACGAGCAGACAGAAAGGGTAATGTGGCGGTTAAGCCACTGCCATTCTAACACAAAAACGAAAGGAAGTCAACATATATGGAACAGTTTATCAACGAAATCGAGGAGAACGAGCAGGAAGAACGCACGGGTTTTGTTATCGACAACGACCAGAAAGCGGACTGGGCGGTTCGCCGCATCGCGGAGCTGGAAGCCGACACGCAGAAATGGAAGGACTACTACAAGGCGCAGAGTGAGCGCGTGGCGCAGTCCAACCAGCAGAGCATTGACTACTTCACAGCGCTGCTGGAAAGCTACTTCGACAGCGTGCCACACAAGGCGACTAAGACCAGCGAGAAGTACAAGCTGCCGAGCGGCGTTCTGGTTCGCAAGGCGCAAGCGCCGGAGTACGAGCGCGACGATGCGCAGATTATCGCGTGGTGTGCCGAGAATGCGCCGTCCTGCGTGGAGAACGTGCCGAAACTGAAATGGACAGCGCTGAAAGGGTTGGTTGTAGAAAACAACGGACAGGCGATTGATGAAATTACGGGCGAAGTTGTTCCCGGCATCAGAATCATTCCGCGCGACCCGGTTTTCGCGGTGCAGAAGGGGTGAGGCGAATGGCGAGACGCTGCTGCTTATGCGGGGCATATCTGGATAGCGGGGAGCGCTGCGACTGCGGATGCAGCCAAACGGACGAAGTGCCGCGAGGGTGCAGGAAGCCCGTGCGGAGAGTTGATGAAGCCAGCCGAACGGGTGAAGATTGGCGATGGGAGAAGTACATCAACGAACAGTATCAAAGATGGTACGAGTGCTAACAGGAGGAACGAGCATGGAAAACGGGCAGATTTACGCCGCAATCAGCGCGGCGATGGCGGACATTTCCGCAATCGGCAAGGACAAGTACAACCAACAGCAGGGTTTTAAGTTCCGCGGCATCGACGATGTGATGAACGCCTTGAAGCCCATCCTGACGAAGAACAAGATTTTTACCGTTCCGCAGGTTTTGGAGCAGACGCGAGAAATCAAGGTGACGGCGAAGGGCGGCGAACTGCGGTATAGTCTATTAAAAATCGCGTTTCGCTTCTATGCCACCGACGGCAGTTTCATCGAGGCGGTGACGCTGGGTGAGGGCATGGACAGCGGCGACAAGGCAAGCAACAAGGCAATGGCGATTGCTTACAAATACGCGCTTTTCCAAGTATTTTGCATTCCGACGGAAGAGATGACCGACCCGGACAGCGAGAGCTACGAAACCAAGCACGAAGCGAAGCACGAACAGCCGAAGCCGCAGCCCAAGAACGCAGAGAACCCGGCAGAAACGCCGACAAACTACATCATGCGCGAGTGCGGAAACATCGGCATGGATATGCAGGAGTTAGGCAGAGTTCGCGCCGCACTGGTGGAAGAAAACATCGTCCGCAACATCCCGACGAAAGAGATGACGATGGCGGACGCAAAGGCGCTGATGGACGCGGTGAAGGCTAAGTTCCGGGAGGCATCGTAATGAATAGGGCGGAACGCAGGAGAGCGGCAAGGGATATGACCCACGCCACACAGGTCATCATGAGGGCGCGTGGGAGCTATGAACGCGAGTATGAGCGCGGAGCGAAGGACGCGGAACGCCACGCAATCAAGATGATTTTCGCCGGAATGTGCCTTGCGATGAAAGAAGAGTTCGGATTCGGCGCACAGCGAATTTATCGGATGCTGACAGCAACGCAAAAGTATCTTCAACCCGGCGCGTACTTCACAACGGCAGAATTGATTGATGAGGTGCTGGAAAAGACGGGCATCCGGCTGGATTTCGACGACCCGTTTGACATGGTGGAGCGAATTGAGAAAGGGGAAAGGCAATGAATATAGTCAGCAACGTGGAAATCATGGGGCTTGCGTCGAGTATAAAGGCAAGCCGCTATCCGATGGCAACCGACACGGAGCAATGCAGCGCTGAAGTCACAGAACGGACGATGGCGCTTGCCAACTGCCAGACGGGGAGCGGACACGACCAATTTTTGACGGGAATCGTCGTGCAGTTCGACCTCACGTTCACCGTCAAGGCGTGGGTTGAAGCCGAGCGGTATCATTTTCTGGATTTTGTATCGAGCCAGTCCACCATGCACCGCATTATGAGCATGGACATCGACGAGCAGTGCATTGACTATGTTCGGCGGGAGACAATCGAGCTTGTGGAGAAGCTGGTTGAGGCGTACAAGGAAGCCCCCACGCCGGAACGGTATCTTGCAGTCCTCTACAACGTGCCTGTTGGCTTGCGGCTGACGGCGCGTATGACCACCAACTACCGCCAGCTTAAAACCATCTATCAGCAGCGCAAGAATCACCGTCTGCCGGAATGGAGGGCGTTCTGCGCATGGATTGAGACGCTGCCGAGGGCGAAGTTTATTGTCGGGAAGGAGACGCAAAGCTGTGGCGACTGAAAGGGAAAAGTTTCCGCATTGCCCATACTGCGGCACGGAAATGCGGTGCGATTCCGAAAGGTACATCACAGGCGGAGGATACGCTGCATATAGATGCCCTAAATGCCGCTCCATGTCGCCAATTAACGAAGACATGGAATCGTTTAGCAATGCGTGTAAAAACGCCTATTATGACGCAATGCACCGGTGCAAACCGCATAATCAAGTTCTGACGATAGATGATTTGTTAAAAACAGTATGTTGCTGGGGGTTTGGAGGTGACCCGGAACAAGAAATTATAATGTGGCTGGAATATAAAGACGTGATTAAAGGATACACCGTAGTCAAAGGAATGGAAGCGCATGGCGAGAAAACATTGTTTAAGTTTTCGTTGCTCGGCGCTGACGGCGTTTTTAAACTGGATGCGGATGCGTGCGGAAGCCGTTGGCGATGCTGGTCGTTTAAGCCAACGCAAAATGCGCTGAAAGAAACGCCGTGGGAGGGAGAAAAGAATGTATAAGGAAGAGCTTATGCCGCGATGCCCGTACTGCGACGATGAAATGAAATACGTTCTACTCGATATGGAAAGAAGAACAGCGCGGCTTCGTTGCCCGACGTGCGATTCAGAATTTCCGCCAAGGGAGGAAGAAAGTGACGATGACGACTACGCAGCGAAACCGCGTTCTGACGTTTGCCGAAGCAATCATGCAGAACCAAAAGACGGCGCGTGTTTGGGTGGAACTGCGCTACAATATTCCAATCTGCGCGTATTTCCTCGTGCGCACAAACAAAACGTGCCGAGTGATTCCGTACAATCTTGGTATTGGCAGCTTCGTCGTCGGAGAAGAGGACTACGGCACAAAGTGGCGGTGCTGGGAAAAAGAGCCGACACGCGAAGGAACCAAACGCGAGCCGTGGAGTGAGCCATGATTGCGACAATCGGCAAGGTCATCGAGCAACCGGGCAGCCTGACAATCCAGACTGTCCGACCCGATGCGGAAAACTTATCCGATACCGTCACGGTGCTCTGGCAGGACTGCCGCACAATTAGTCCAGAGCAACGGCGCAAGGCGTGGGCGCTGATTGGCGAGATTGCCGCCGCGACGGGATACATCAGACAGGGAGAAAAAAGCGACCTAAACACGATGCTCAAGGCGGAGTTTCTGCGAGCGCGGATTGATAAGCTACAAGCGGAGGCAATCAAGGCATTCAGCCTTTCCGACGTGGATATGACAACCGCACGGCTTTATATTGATTGGCTGGTTGAGTTCTGCGTTATCAACGACATTCCGACAAAACAACCGCTTGTGGAGTACGCGGAGGACATCGGCGCGTATATCTATGCTTGCATGATGCACAAGCAGTGCGCCGTCTGCGGACGCAGACCGTCAGACCTACACCACTGGGAGCGCGTCGGCATGGGTGCAGACCGCACAGAAATCAATCATATCGGGCTAACGTGCGAACCGCTTTGCCGGGTACACCACACGGAGTGCCACACGATGGCACAGGCGGATTTTGATGCAAAGTACCACATCCAGCCCGTAAAAATCGACGAAAAAATAGCTAAGCTGTACAAACTGGGGAGGAAAGGCAATGAACAAGCTAACAATCATCGGAAATCTGACGCGCGACGTTGAGTTGCGCACGACGCAGAGCGGCAAGAGCGTCGCCAACTTCACGCTTGCTGTCAATCGCCGCGCGAAACCGGGTGAAAAGGCGGAAGCAGACTTCTTCCGCGTCTCTGTCTGGGATAAGCAAGCGGAAACGTGCCAAAAGTACCTTGCCAAGGGACGCAAGGTGTGTGTGATTGGCAGCGTCAGCGTCAGCACATACAACGCCAACGACGGAAGCACACGCGCGACGCTGGAAGTATTCGCGCAGGACGTTGAGTTTTTGGACAGCGCGAAACAGGATGCACCGCAGACGGCGCATGAGACGGCTCAACCGCCCGTGCCGCAGTACACCCCGGTATACAACGAGGATTTGCCGTTCTAACGGCAGCTGATGGAGGTAGCAAATGGAGCTTGAGTATGTGCCTGTGCAGGTAGCCATGCGCCGGGAAATCGCGAGACTTTCCGACGAAGAAGCCGGACGTGCGCTTAAAGCCATTCTTGATTATGTGGCGACGGGTGAGGATGTCGAGCCGGAAGGAAACGCGGCGTTTTTGTACCTTGCGCTGTTGCGAGAATGCGATAAAATCTGCAAGATTCACGAGGTGCGTTCCGCAGGTGGCAAGGCTGGCGGACGTGGTCGCCCGAAGAAAACAAAGTCAGAAGAAATCCAGCAGTCCGAATCGGTACAGGCGCAGCTCAACCCTGAAACAGAGCAGAAGCCCGAATCGCACACCCCTGCACCCTTCATCAGCGACGAAGAAGCAGCAGAAATCCAGCAAGGCACAAACGAGGTGCTGGACGAAGCGCAACGGCAAGGATTTCCCGACACGACGGCGACGATGGACAACATCAACCAGCTTGTGGCGGACAACGGCACGGAAGAAGTTCTGGAATGCGTCAAAATCGCCGGAGAATCCGGGAAGCCTAACATCCGATACCTCAAGGGTGTAATCAATGGACGCGCGAAAGAGAAACAGGAGAAAGAGCGACGAGAGCAAGCGCGGATTGAGGCGGAAAAGCACCCGATAAGGTTTATCAACAGCACAGATGAAATCGAAGTACACGAACCGCCGAAAATCAAACAAAGAGACGTATTCATGAGCTGCGTTAAAAACCAGCCAACGGAGCATCCAGAGGTACGGACAAAGCTGGAAGAATTAGCGAGAGCGTGGAGTAGTTAAAGATGGACGCATACATCAACGAGGACGCGGAAAAAAGCCTGATTGGGCTTGCGATGCAAGACGCAATTGTGGCGCAAGAGGTTGCCGCACTGCCTGATGCACTCTTTGGCTTAAAGCAGATGCAAGCCTGTCAGCGCGGAATAATGCGACTTGTGAAGCAGGGAAAAAACGTTGACCTTGTAACGCTGGATGCAGAAGTGCAATGCGACTTCCAAGACACCGCCCTCTTGATGCAATGCGTACAAATGGGCATTTCGCCTATCATGTCGCGTCAGTACATAGCGATTTTGGCGGAGTGCGCGAAACGCCGCGAACTTGCGACGCTGGCGCGAAAAATCCTGCAAGACGTAGGAAATCCGGGTGTATCGGTTGCGGCTCTTCAAGCGGATTGTGCAACGGCGGCGCAGTCATCAGCCGCCGTAGAAGACGGGGTGACGATGCGCGAAGCTGCGCTAATGCTTGCCAATTCCTTTGACAAGAAGGACGGGGTGACGTGCGGAATCGCAGACCTTGACGTGATGCTGGGTGGATTTAAGCCGGGACAGTTGATATACATCGGCGCACGTCCCGGAGTCGGTAAAACGTCACTTGCTATCTATATGGCGAAGTACGTTGCGGAGCACGGCGGCGGGGTGCTGCTTGTCAGCTTGGAGATGAACCCGGTGGAGATTGCCGCGCGTTTCATGGCGAACGAATCCGGCGTGGACTTGCAGAAAATTTCAACAGGCAAAATGGAATTGGAGGATTTCGCGCAGATTTCGCCCTGCTATCAGGCACTTGCAGATTTACCAGTCACCATCGAGGAAAGAGCGGTTACACCGCTTCAAATCCGCAACGCAGCGGCGAAAATGAAGGCGAGCAAGCAGGGGTTGAGCCTGATTGTAGTTGATTACATCCAGCTCATGCGAGCCGATGAGAAGTGCGGAAACCGCACGGAGGAAGTCACGCAAATCAGCCGCGAATTGAAGCTGATGGCGATGGATTTAGGCGTTCCGCTTCTCTGTATGACGCAGTTCAACCGCGAGAGCGAGAAGGGATTCGGCAAGGCGACAAGAAGCGAGCCGGATATGTCACAGGCGCGAGACAGCGGTGCGATTGAGCAGGACGCGAACGTGTTTCTCATCCTGCATGAGCCGGAAGAGCCGCAGGACGCGAACAGCGACAGATGGCAGATGTACCACAATTGCCAAGCGAACGGGTTGACGTGGCAAACGTGCCGAATCAGGAAGAACCGAAACGGCGCAACGGGAGTTGTGAATCTGGGGTTTGATAAGCCGCATATGCGGTATACATGCCTAAAAAAGGACTAAAAGGAGGAAAGCCATGTACAACATCATCGTTTACGAGAACAAACGGTTTGGAAACATTCGGACATTCGTCGAAGAAGGGAAACAAGAGCCGTGGTTCGTGGCGGCGGATGTGTGCCGAGCGCTGGAAGTCAAGAACGCACGGGATGCAGTGGCACGTCTGGACGACGACGAAAAGAATACCGTCGTTTTAACCGACGGAAATCGCGGCAATCCAAATGTGACCGTCGTCAGCGAACCCGGGCTGTACGCACTCGTCCTCAGCAGTCGCAAGCCGGAGGCGAAAGAGTTCAAGCGCTGGATTACGCACGATGTCATCCCATCAATCCGAAAGAGCGGCGGCTACATCGCAGGGCAGGAAGACATGAGCGACGCTGACCTGATGGCGAAAGCTCTGATTGTTGCCCAGCGACAGATTGAGCAGCGCGACAAGCAAATCACGGAGATGCAGCCAAAGGCGCTGTTCGCGGATGCTGTGAGCGCAAGCAAAACAAGCATCCTTGTGAACGAGATGGCGAAACTGCTGCGGCAGAATGGCGTTGAAATCGGCGAAAAGAAGCTGTTCAAACTCCTACGCGTGAACGGATATTTGTGCAGCAAAGGAGAGCTTCACAACTGCCCGACGCAAAGAGCTATGGATATGGGACTTTTCGAGATAAAGGAAACGGCTATCACAACGTCGGACGGCAGCGTTATACTGCGGCGAACGCCGAAAGTGACGGGCAAAGGGCAAGTGTACTTCATCAACAAGTTTAAGGGGGGATGGGCGTAATGCGAGTAAAACCAAAGCCTTGCCCGAATTGCGGAAGCAAGTACGTGGAAATGTTGACTAAATTTTTCGGCGGTAACGGTTTTGAGGTAAGATGCTTGGACTGTGGCTATATCGGTGAGCTTGGGAAAACAAGAGCCGCAGCCGTGAGAGCGTGGAATAACAACGAAAGGAGAAAGAAGAATGCAGGATTATAAACTGAAACCGTGTCCGTTCTGCGGTGAAAAGCCGAAACTCTATGAGATTCCGCCGCACACGCATCAGATTGCGACATTCATGCCCGATTTCGCGGGCGAATGGATTTGCGAGTGCGACATATGCGGGAAAGCCATTGCCGCAGGAAAAACGGCGGAAGAAGCGGCGGAAAAGTGGAATCGCCGTGCGCCGGAGTGGTTTTCCGTGGATAATGTGCTGCCGCTAAATAGAACGTACGTCATCGGATTTGATATAGAAAGTGGGTGGAACTATCCATCGTTGTATTTTCGTCCAGACACAAAGGAGTTTTTGGACGAATTGTACGACAACAAGCCCGTGAAAATCACGCACTGGATGCCGTACCCGGATGCGCCAAAGGAGGATGAAGAGGATGAATAATGAAAAGAAACAAGCTCCGCGCTGTCCGTACTGCGACGCGGAAATGCGCTTGGAGGACAACGAGGACGTGCTGTTCGGACTGTTCGCGGACGAAGAAAGAATGTACTGGTACCAATGCAATACTCCGTTGTGTGGCATCCACAGCCCTGCGAAGCACACGAAAGTCGGTGCTTACATAGCAGCAATGTCGCGCTGGCAAGGACAAAACCGGGTGCTGACGCTGGATGAAGTGTTGATAACTGCATGTGACGACTACAACACAGAGCAGGAAACTGTAATGGAATTTCGATTGCTTATCCGCTGCTTCCGGACAAAGCAAAATATGGTAAGACGTGGCGGTGCTGGGAACGGAAGCCCACGCCGGAAGAGATGCAGGAAACGCCGTGGGGGGAATGCTGATTATGTGGGCTGGAAACGCGAGAGAGTACCTCAACGCACTTATTCGCAAATCTACAATCAGCCGGACGAGCGCAACATCTGCCGCAGTAGCAGAAATTATAACGCTATTAGATGGCGAGCAGCTGGACGGACTGCTATCTGCTATGAGGCGCGATTGCAATCAACAAGAATCGCTGGAAAAACAAATCACGGAGCTGAAAAAGATTGCTACAAGACTTAATAGCTATCGTGATAATGTGGCGGCGGTTTGCTCGGAATTGGAAGAACAAAAATCGTCGTTGTATGCAGAGGTAAAGGCACTGACGGAGAAAGCGAAATCCTTAAAAATAACCGCAGACCTTGCGGAGATGCTGCCGGATGAACGCAGTCGGCTTAATGCCTATAAACAGGCGCTTGAAATTGGCGTAAAAACAGCAAAAGAGGCGACGACGCGGGCAAAAATCGACGACGACGTGACGGCTCAAATCATCAGGTCGGCGGCGAATGTGGCTGCTGGATTCATGCCGAATGGAAAACATGAAACGCAACAGGAGGAAAAATGATGGAGCAGACGCGAAAAATCGGTTTTGCGGAGTGGTGCAAGGAGTACCGCAAGATACTTTCGGAAGACGAACTCGATTCGTACCTTGGGGATTTTTTGTCGGATATTGATTTCGACTTGTACCAAAACCCATTCATGGCAAACTGCTGTAACTATAAGCAGTGGAAGCAACATGTTTATTATCGCGCCTGTGCTGGCGCAAAGGAAGCGTTCCGCAAGCTGTGGAAGATGTACGAGCGGGACACGCAGGAGGGTGAGAAACCCTGATGGAAACGATAACGCTTCCAGTCGCCATCTTCGGCGGCTTGCTGGTGGGGTTGTTTGTGACGGGGCTTCTGACGGCGCAGGAGAAACGACCGTGGTACATTTACATTCTTCTGGCGCTCGTTAACTGTTTCATTTCGATTCTTGTTTACGCCGGAACGGATGCGCTTGCCTCGTGGTTAGGGGGATGACGATGACGGTTATCGGCGTGCTGTGTCTGCTGGCGGCTACGGTGTGCGTGGCTTGCGCATTTATCAACAAGGAGTGATGATGATTGTGAAAGAATTGCAAGATGAGATTGTGACGGTTGTGTTCTCCGAGCTTCTCCGAGCGCAAAAAGAGCATGGAGAGACGTTCAACTCCATGCCGGAGGCGTTCTCCGTAATCTGGGAGGAAATCGAGGAAGCCAACGAAGAGATGCAGCGCGTTCGACAAAAGGCGAATGACGTGTGGCTTGCAAATCGCCGGGACGATGCAGATGCGTTTCAGGTACGCGCGAGCAAAACAGCAGCGGCAGCTACACTGCTGGCTTGTGAAGCTGCGCAGGTTGCCGCTATGTGCATCAAGGCGCAGAAAGGAGGGGGAGCATGGTCGAAAAGCAAGATTGGCTGAACGCGCTGTCAATCTGCCCGGTTTGCAACGCAATGATGAAGCGATACACTACGATTGATGTTCAGGGAGGCGCATGGGTAAAATGTACAAATCCAAAGTGCGGACTAAATGGCGTTCTCTTTATGCCGATATAATCCCGACGGAGGACGAAGAGCAGGAAGCCCTTTTCCGCTGGGCGGAGACTCAAAGCGCAACGAAGCCGTGGCTGAAAGGGATGTTCGCCATCCCGAACGGCGGTTATCGCGCCAAGGCAACCGCCGCGAGGATGAAGCGAACCGGGACGCGTGCAGGAGTGCCGGACATCTTCCTGCCAGTCTCCAACGGACGTGAACACGGGCTTTTTATCGAGATGAAGCGGCGGAAGGGCGGGACGGTATCGACATCGCAGAAAGAGCGCATGAAGATGCTGACTGCCGAGGGCTACCGCTGCGTAGTGGCAAAGGGCTGCCAAGAAGCGATTGATGCAATTATGCGATACATGGACGGAGAGTGAGAAGATGCTGGACACCGACGACATCCGCTACTCTTTTTGGCTGGAAAAAGAGCTAGAAAAGAACGTCAAGCGGCTTGCGGGGAACGTTTCGCGCGGATGCAAAAGCCGCCACGATGCCTACAAAGTCAGGGCGACACAGGACGCAATCAGGCGGCTAAACACAGAGAAGGAGGCAAACGGGGCAATCGAGAAGGTGCAAGATATGCTGTACACGGAGCTAATGAGCGGTCAGATTCGTCCGGCGCTGTATACAGCGATTGTAAAGGCGCTTGAAGGGGTAAAATAATCGTGGGGCGGTTGCGGGAGGGGAAAATGGTTGACTTAAAGCGGATGCGGTATCTCATCAGGCGGTATCCTATGGCGTGCTTGCGAGCGGAGCAGGCGCGAATCCGGGCGCAGAAGCTGACGCGGACAATCAGCGACGCGCCGCGCGGTGGCGGAAGCATGAACAGCACGGAGGAAGGGCTGCTGTATCGCGTCGAGGCGCTGGAGCGCAAGAAAGCAATCTGGGACGAGTTATGCAGGATGCGCGAAGAGCTTTCACCGATAATCGACGCGCTGGAAGTTCAGGCTAAGAAGCGTTTTGCGGAAACAGATGACGAAAAAAGAGCGCGAAGAGATATGCTGGAAGTGCAGTGCATGAGGATGCGATATCTGGAGGGAAGGAGTGTCCGGGAAATCAGCTACAATCTGGCGTATTCCGAGCAGCACGTCTTCCGCGTGATTGGTAACGCGGAGAGGAAAATCCAGAGCGCGGAATAAGGCGGTCGCGCATCGAAAGGTGCGCGATTTCCTTTGCAAAATCGCCGAAAAAACTTCATTTCGCCCCTTGACATATTGCCGGGAATATGCTATAATAATTTATGTCAGGAGGGCGGTACAAAATAAAAGCCCCCGACAGAAAGGGAAAGAAAATGGAAACAAAGTATCAGCCGCTCAAAAATCCAACTGCCTACAGACTTGAAGTAATCATCAGAACGTGCGAATCCGTAGAAGGTTTGGGCATGATAAGGGGAATTATTCAAACGCTGCTCGTTTGCAATAGAATAACCGTAGAGGACCGCGATTATCTGGGAATCCTTGCTTGTGATATTATCAAGGCAAAGCGCGAAAACAAATAATTGATAACTCAGGAGTAGCATAGACCAACGCGACGGACGGAATTACAGCTGACCTAACGGCTATACGGGGAGAAAAGGAACAATATGTTGTACTACACCGTGAAGCAGGAGATGTCCCCATACTGGGAGAGGACGATTGCAAAGTTTGACAGATTCGAGGAAGCCGACAAGTACGCGCGGAAAGAATCACGATTTTCCGCAAGCCGATATTCCATCTACAAAAACAACCGCACAGGAGAACATTTTGAAGCAATGTATATCGCAGGGATGTGTGCAATAATGTAATGCCGGATAGGAGGGCAAGATGGAAGTAACGCTGACGAAGGAAGAATACAGAGAGCTTAAAAAGCATGGTCGCCTTGAAAAAGATGGTTGCGTGTACAGCCACCTTGCAAAGCTGGACGGAGAAACGCTCGCAATCTGCGAAAGAGCAAACGATATGGACTACATCGTCGAGGTGAAGCGTGAAAAGTAACAGCTTGCAAAATCAATCATCCTATGCTACAATACCTCCGAAAGGGGTTGTAGCAATGCGGAAAGAATACTACCAAGGCGCGGTATCCGTCCGCGCAACGCAAAAGTACAAGGAAAAAATCGGGATGCAGAAGATAACCATTGAGGTACAAGCTGGAAGCCGCGAAGCACTTAACGCAGAAGCCAAGAGCCGGGGGGTATCCGCAACGCAGCTGATTGTGGATGCGGTGAACGCCTACGTCGGGCGTGAGATAATTACAAGCAAAAAAAAACAATAGCATGTGGCGCATCCGCTGGGGTGCGCCTTTTTTGTTGCTCAAAAAAGTTTGCAAAATCGCCGAAAAAAATGTGATTTGCCCCTTGACATATTGCCGGGAATATGGTATAATAATTTATGTCAAGGGGCGGTACAAAAAATAAAGCCCCCGACAGAAAGAGGTAAGAATTATGAAGTTCGCGAGCATCAAGAAGGGCATCCGCATCACCGAGAAGATGGCGCAGAAGCTGGCTATCAACTGGTACTACGAAACGAAGAAATACTGCTACGAGTTGCAGTACGGGGACGAAACGATGGATGGCGACTACGAGCGCAGCATCGTTCGCTGGAAGAAAGGCGAAGAGTACAAGCCTTCCGAAGTCGTTGCAACGCTGGCGTGAACAGGAAGGAGGAGCAAGTACCATGACAAACGAAGAAATTATCGTCAAGTCCGCCATCAGCGCGGGCATCTTCTCCGAAGAGGAAGCCGCCACCTACATCATGAACGGGTTGCGCCTCCCGATTCACACCTTCGCCGAGTGGAAGAATCACGGGTACATGGTTAAAAAGGGCGAACACGCCGCGCTGGTCGTGAGCATCTGGAAGCCCAAGACGAGCAAGAGGAAGAAGGACGAAAAGAACGTGGAAGCGGACAAGGAGGAAAACAGCGGGTTCTTCCTGACGACCGCATACCTGTTCACCAAGCAGCAGGTAGAAGCAATCAAGCCCGCCTAATCGCAACAGAATGCCGCCTGAGAGCCGTTGGAGCAATCAGGCGGCATTTATTATGAGCAAAAACAATCAAGACGTTAGAACGCGAAATAGGCGGCATTGCTGGCAATGGCAAAGAAACAAAAACATATAGAAATAAAAAAATGAGAGTTATGAGAGTAATTTTCGTGCTATAATGTAAAATGTAAAAAGCAGCAAGAGAGGCGCGAGCAGTAATGCAAGCGTCTTTTTTGTTGGAAGAGGCGACTATGGAAGTGCCGTTCTTACCTCTTCGGCGGCGGGATTTATGCGCGATGCGCTTTGTTGCGTTGGCGGGGACGCGACGGACGAAGAGGAGGGAAAACTGTTGATTGAATGGAACGGCATCAAAATCGTCGAAACGGATTGTATGCTACCAACTGACCGCGTGAAGCCATACGCGAGGAACGCAAAGAGGCATCCACAGGAGCAAATCGACGAAATCAAGGCAAGCATCAAGCGATTCGGCATGGACGACCCCATCGGCATCTGGGGCAAGGAAAACCTGATTGTCGAGGGTCACGGGCGGCTGGAAGCGTGCAAGCAGCTCGGCATCCCAACAGTGCCGTGCATCCGCCTCGACCACTTAACAAAAGAAGAGCGCAAGGCGTACACTCTGGCGCACAACAAAACCAACATGGACAGCGGCTGGGACTTTACGGCGCTCGACCAAGAGCTGGCGGAAATCGTTGATATTGACATGAGCGAGTTCGGCTTTGGCGCTTTTGGTTCGGGGATTCTTGATGCACTTTCATCGGACGGAGAAAAAGACATCATGAGAATCAGAAATGACGAATTACAAAGCGAACTCTTTGACGTCACCTTAACGTTCAATAAAACGTATGAAAATGCCGTGAAGGATTTCATAAAGAAAAACGGGAAAGAGCATATCACGAACATGATTTTGAGAGAGGCTGGTTGCTTGTAAAATGAGCGATATTGGAATCTCGTGTGGTTCGCAAGTTGTGTTATGCGATCTTCCAATCCGGTTTGATACATACTCTGGATGTTCACACGATTGTAAATATTGTTTCGCGAGAAAAAAGAGCGAACTTCACAAGATAAAAAGCAAAGACTGCTCAAAGCAACTAAAAGCCTTTATTCGCGGAGAAAGAACGCTTGAAACAGAATGGTGCGACTGGAATATTCCGCTACACTGGGGGGGGATGTCAGACCCATTTCAGCCAGCAGAAAGAATAGAAGGCGCAAGCCTTAAAGCGTTAAAAATTTTCGCGGAGACTGGATACCCGTTCGTCGTATCGACAAAAGGAAATGTTATCGCAGATGAACGGTATATTGACGTAATAAAGGATTGCAATGTTGTGCTTCAAGTTTCAGCAGCTTGCAGCTTATATAATAAAATCGAAAAAGGAGCGCCAACATTTGACGAAAGAGTTTCAACCATAAAGAAAGTTGCTCCATATGTGCCGCGGGTAATCGTTAGAATACAGCCATATATGATTGAGGCGCACAGAGAAATCATGCAGAGCCTTTCCAAAATGAAAGAAGCCGGGGCATATGGAGTAATTGTCGAAGGAATGAAATTTGCAAAGCCGTTCAGCGGAATGGTAAAAATTGCAGGGGATTATTGCTACAAATCGCAAGAGCTAAAACCGCGCTACGAAGAAATAAGAGAAAGAGCACACGAATTAGGTCTTGCGTTTTTTTGCGGGGAAAACAGGCTGCGAACGATGGGAGACGATATGTGCTGTTGTGGAATCGTCGGTCTGAACGGCTTCAAAGGGACAAATTTCAACCTCGAACACCTTTATAACGGGGACGTGCAAAAACCAACGGGGAAAATGCAAGAAGCCGGAAGTGCGCGTTGCTTCTCAGCTATTTTCCAAACGACAGTAGGAAATGACATGCTTAAGAAAAATTCCTTCGCAGATGTAATGTCATCGAAAAACCTTTTCAGAATGTATAAGACGGCAGTCCTTGGAATTGGAGAAAGCAAAGGAGATTGCAGAGAGCATGAAAATAAAGAGATTGAAAGAACATGGGAAAGAATAAAGGCAAAGATGCAGGGAAAGCTCTGACGGAAGATTTAGAATTGAGTTTTCCCGAAATCCACTTCCAAGACACAATCGAACTTGACGACGACATAGACTTCTCCGTCGCTGACTTCTAAATCGTAGACGAGGAAGAGCAGACGCGCATCATAAAGCCAAAGATGGCAAAAAAGGCAGACGCAGAAAATACAGTTCGCGGTTCAAACTCAACCGCGTAACGGGCGAAATCACGAACGAAAAGCGCAGCACGAGGGTTTAAGCAATCAAGGGGGCGATAAAGCGTGGAGTTTTCGCGTCTTTACGAGAATCTTTCCAAGTGGTTTCCTTCTCCATCTGAATGTGCAGGCGTATATGACATCCCGGTTATCGCGCCAACAAGCGAACCAGACGTGACGGAGTGGATTCCATTCAACGACTTGTCCAAGCCTTTTAAGGCGACGCAGGGCATCCATATGTTTGTGGACGACTACCGCATGAAGCGGCTATGGGCGCAACCAGACAGGTATCTTGCGATTCTGGAGCTTGCCGGGTGTGTCGCATCCCCGGACTTCTCCATCTATCAGGACACGCCCGAAGCGCTGAACATATATTGCCACTACATGAAGCATTGGCTTGCGGCTTATTGGCAATCATACGGCATCAAGGTGATTCCTACGATGGGTTGGGGGACGAAAAAGTCGTTCAGTTGGTGTTTTGACGGTGAACCCCAAAACTCAACCGTTATTGTGTCGAGTATCGGCTGGGGCAAAGAAAAAGACATCAGCGGATTCATGCGCGGGTATGACGCAATGCTGGAGAAGCTAAATCCGTCAAAAATCCTGTTTTATGGTCAAGTCTTCGACGAATGCGAGGGAAACATCGAGAAAATAGCGCCATTCTACAACATCGTCGCAGAGCGCAGAAAGAGGAAGAGCAATGCTTAAATTCAATATGCAACTATTCCACAAGCCGAACGCCTATATGCGCGCGTACAGAGCGAAAAAGAAAGCGGAAGGCGGCGAAAAAAACACTTCTTCCACATATGTTTCCGGTGGTAAAGTCGCAACCGTCGAATACTACAACCAAAATAGCGGCTCACGCGTCGAAAAAATCCGGACATTCGCCAACAATGACGGGTTTGTGAAAGACTTGGAAGTGTTTACAACATCAAATCTGGCTAAAAAACAATATGACGTGGTTGTACCACTTCGTATTTTGACCAGGAGAGAAGAGACTCCGTATCTTGGAAGCAGTAAGGAAGGTTTTGCGCTGGGTAGAAAAACAGGGAGGTCGGAAACAGCTCATATCGGCATCAATGTCAACACGCCGAAGGGTGTATCTGAAAAGCAAGAGGCAGATGCTAAAAAGGCTGCAACAAGAATGATGCAACGAAGCGCCGAGCATTTCGTCAACGGTGTTGCACACGGGCAAACGACGCTTGAAAATCTTGGAGAAGTGTTCAAGAAGCAGCCTGCACTCTCTGCGATGCAGACGTTAGAATTAAATAGTAAAATCAGGTAATCAGGCGGTGATTAAATGCCCGAAGAAAAAGGGGAAAAGCAGTATCCGCACGGGAAACATCCAAACAGCCTTGCGAATCTTAAAAAGGGAAAACGCTTCGGGAATGGCGAGGGTAATACGCTGAACGCACGAGAAGAAAACCGAAAGTCCGTCGCAGTTCGGAGCGGGAACAAAACGCTGCGCGAATTTGCAATTGATTTTGCAGACAAGCCGATGAAAAACGGAATAACATTCAAGGAAGCGTACATCATGCGCCTTGCAAAAATGGCTGCTGATGGGAACCTTGCCGCTATGCAGTTTTTCGCAAAACTCATCGGGGAAGACCCCGGCGACGTGGTGACCGTCAAAGCGCCGCAGTTGTCCGAGGACGCGAAAGCTGACATTGACAAGCTGCTGAAAGAGACGCGGGGAGAAGTAAAATGACGACGCTGACGCGGGATGAAGTGTGGAACATTTGGCGATACCATCCCGCCGCCGTCGGCAGAATGTGCGGATTCCGTGATTTGACGGACGAGCTTCACGGGCGCTGGATGCAGCACATCATCTTCGGAGCAGACGATTACACGCTTCAAGCACACCGCCTATCCTACAAGTCCTCCTGCCTTTCCGTTGCGCTGGCAATGTGGTGCGTTCTCAACCACGGAAAAAACGCGATTTTCATGCGCAAGACCGACAGCGACGTTGTGGAGAGCATCGCGCAAGCGAAAAAGGTATTCGCGAACGAGGCTTTTTGCTACATGGCGCAAATCCTCATGCAGCAGGACGTGGCGCTACTGAAATCAGGCGGAAACTGCATGACGGTGAGCGTATATGATTCGCCGCGTGGCGCTGACCAGCTAATCGGCATCGGCTGCGGGTCGTCAATGACGGGCAAGCACGCGGATTTGATTGTTTGCGATGACGTTGTAAACCTCAACGACCGCATCAGCCGCGCAGAACGAGAGCGCACCAAGGGCGTTATACAGGAGCTGCGAAACATCGTCACCCGCGACGGGCGAATCGTCTTCATCGGCACACCGTGGCACATCGAGGACGCGTTCACGCTGGTTGCGCCGCCGGAGAAGCACGACTGCTACACGACCGGGTTGATTGCACCGGAGAAGCTGGAAGAGCTGCGGAAATCAATGTCGCCGTCGCTGTTTGCCGCGAACTATGAACTGCGCCACATTGCCGCCGAAAATGCGCTGTTCGACACGCCGCCGACGTTCACGCCGGAAGCGGAAAAGCTGCGGGACGGCATCGCGCACGTTGATGCTGCATACGGAGGCGAGGACTACACCGCGCTGACGTGCGCCAAGAGGGACGGCGACACGCTGTACTTGTATGGGCGTTTGTGGCGCAAGCACGTTGACACGCTGATGGACGCACTGCAATCGGAGACGGAGCGCCTAATGTGCGCCCCGATTTACTGTGAGACAAACGGCGACAAGGGTTATTTGGCGCGGGAATTGCGCCGCCGCAATATGGCGGTACGCGCATACCCGGAGAAGATGAACAAGTACCTAAAAATCAGCACATACCTCAAAAAATGGTGGGGGAACATCGTGTTTTTGGAAGGCACGGACAAGGATTATATCGCGCAAATTATGGACTACACCGAGGACGCGGAGCACGACGACGCGCCGGACAGCGCCGCGTGCTGCTGCCGGATTCTCGACAGAAACGGCGCGAGTTTGTATGTTGGGGGGTGATACAGATGTTCACAAAAATCACATGGCAAGACTGGCAGAACGAGCCGGACAAGGGAAAGGCGACGCTGGCGGTTATTGGTGCATACAAGCACAGCGAGGACTTTAACAAGGCTGGTATCGCGCAACGATACTACGAAGCGCAGAACGATACTGTTTCCGCGAAAGTCGTGCTGCGAGCCACAACGTCGGAGACGGAGCAGACCACCGCCGACGGGAAAAAGGTCAAAAAGAAGGGGACAGCAACCGAAGCAGTCCCCGGACAGCGCATTTACAGCGATTTTTTCCGCCGCTTTACAATGCAGCAGGCTAATTACCTGCTGGGTAACGGCGTGGAGCTGGAAGACGACGCAATGAAGGGCAAACTGGGCATCGGGTTCGACACGACGCTTGCGAAAATCGGGCTGTATGCGCTTGTGCATGGCGTTTGCTGGGGGTACTGGAATCTCGACCACGTTGAGATACTGCGAGCGTACACGGACAAAAATAGCGGATTTGTGGCGCTGCTGGACGAACTGACGGGCGAACCGATGGTTGGGGTGCAGTTCTGGCAGATTGGCGACGACAAGCCGCTGATGGCGCGTGTCTTTGAGCCGGACGGCGTGACGGTTTACAAAACGCGCGAAAATGCCTCTGATTTGGAGGTGGCACAGGAGAAACGCGCCTACAAGCGGACATATGCGAGGGACATCACAGGCGAGCGCCTTGTGTCCGAGGAGAATTACAGCGCACTGCCGATTGTTCCGCTGTACGCCAACGACAAGAAGCAGACGGAGTTGACACTTGCAATCCGTTCCAAAATCGACTTGTACGACATCGTTCTTTCCGACTTTGGAAACAATCTGGAAAAGGCGAACGATGTTTACTGGGTACTGAACAACTTCGGTGGGAACTTCGATGAGGTTGCGCTGATGCTGGAACAGATTCACCGCTTGAAAGCAATCGCGAACATTTCGGACGGCACGTCATCCAGCACGGTAACACCGGAGACGTTTGAAGTTCCGTATGCAGCGCGTCAAACCGCGCTGGAACTGCTGGAACGGCAGCTTTATCGCGATTATATGGCGCTGGATGTATCGGAGCTGACGGGCGGCAGCCTGACGAATGTTGCAATCCGGGCGAGTATGGCAAATTTGGACTTGAAGGCTAACGCCTACGAATGGCAGTGCTTTGACTTCGTGCAGAAACTGCTTCGGATTCTGGGAATTGAGACGGAGACAATCCGCTTCAAGCGACAAACAATCGCAAACGAAAGCGAAATCATCCAGAACATCTACACCGCGCAGGGCGATTTGGACAAGGAAACGCGCCTGAAACTCAACCCGATGATTCTGCCGGAGGAAATCGACGACATCATCAAGCGTGGGGAGGAAGAATCGCTTTTGGGTATGCGGATGGCACAACAGGCGATGCAGAAGACAGGCGAGGAGGAAGAAGATGCTGTATCTGATGGTGATTCTTCAAGTTCTGGCGGCGAATAACGTCATCGTTCCGGACTGGCTCTTGTGCATCGGCTGGTGGCTGGTGGCGGTTCGACTTGTCTTGCGCATCTTGATTGCATTTTTTGATACCGGGGAGACGGGCAAGCCGTGACGGACGTGGAGCGCAACGACTTGCGCGAAGCCGCGCTGCAAATGCGTATAAAGGCGATGTACCAAGAGGCGCTTGACATCGCCACGGAGCGCCTGAAAGACTTCTTGCGCAAAAAGCAACAAGTGGACGATGGCAAGATAAAGCCGCCCGCGTACTACGACACGCCGGAAAAGGTGGAGCAATGGAAAGCGGGTTTTGTCCGCGAACTCATCCGCCAATATCGCGTGGAAGAAGTCATCATGGAGGAAATCTGCAAGGCAGGGAAACGAGCAACCGCCGACATCCGGAACACGATGGGCGACGTGTACGCCGACAGCTTAGGAGAGGCGCAAACCGTCATCGAGGCGCAGGCAGACCGCGCTGGTGTCAAGGTGTCGTTCGCACAGCCCAACAAACGCGAAATCAAGGCGATTTTCGCCGCGAACGAGACAGCGTTCACAAAGCTGGCGTACAAGAATCTGGGGCAGAACACCGAAATTCGCCACAAGCTGCAAAACGCGCTGGCGCTTTCGTCCACGCTGGGCGAGGACAAGACAAAACTCACACACCGCATCCAAGATATCACAGGGCAAAGCGAGTGGCAAGCGCGGAGAGTGGCGCAGACGGAACGGACACGTTCGCAAAACCAAGCTTCCTATGCCGCGTCACAGGAAGCCGCAGACCAAGGCGTGCCGATATACAATCGGTGGCGGTGTCGTTTCCGCAATAGCCGCGAACCGCACATGGCGCGGCATGGGCAAGTTGCAAAGCAAGGCGAATGCTTTCCGAACAGTAACATGCGTTTTCCGGGCGACCCGAACGGCAGTGCTGCGGAAACCATCAATTGTCATTGCGGCATCCGCCCGATTGTGTTGCTTTCGACCGAGTACATGGGCGAAGACGGCAAAATCCACAAAAAGGAGTAGCGTATGCCGGGAATGAAAGACAATACTGCTCAAATTCAGCAGCAACTTGATAGGGCTATGAAAATCGCATTGCTGGCAATTCGAACTGACGCTGTTGGCATGGTGCGCGACACGATGGACTACGCATATCCCAAACCTATATACTACAATGGAGACTTGTGGCTCGATATTAGCGCGGAAATCAACAGCGAGGGGAACGGAATTGTCGTTGGAACAAATATGGAATATGCGCCATATGTGCATGATGGACACGCCGGACACGCCGTATTTTTCCCGAACATTGGAGACAAAGGCGAGTTTCGCGTTATGCCGGGAGGCTACACGCCGGGACGACCATTTTTAACCGACACATTTAAAAACAGCGAAAATGCACAACGTCTCGTTGACATCGTAGACGACCAAATCAAACAGAATATGGACTAATCACAGCAACATCAGCGCATGGCAAAGCACCGCCGTGCGCTGTTTGCATATACGCGGAGCAAGGCAAAGCACCGCCTACCCGCAAACAATCAAAGGCGCAAAGCACCGCGCCCCGAAGCAAAGGAGATTGAACCATGAATATCCTCACCCGAAAGAACCTGAAAGCCCTGAATGTGCCTGATGAAGCGATTGACGCGATTGTGGAAGCCCACAGCGACGCAATCAACGACATCAAGGCGGAGCGTGACAAGTACGCGGAACAGGCGAAGCAGATTGCAGCGCTGACAACGGAACGCGACACGCTCAAGCAGCAGCTTGCCGAAGCGAAGAAGAGCGGCGGCGACGCGCAGAAGATTCAGGAGGCGTTCGACGCCTACAAGCAGCAGGTGGAGACGGAAAAGAAAACCGCGACGTTGACAACCGCCGCGAGAAAGCTGCTGACCAGCAAGGGGATGCAGGAGAAACTTGCAGACCTCGTGATGGCAAAGCGCGGACTGGATGGCATCGAACTCGACGACAAGGGCGCAATCAAGGACGGCGACAAGTTGATTGACGCGCTCAAGGGCGAGTATGGCGACCTCTTCTCCACGCAGCAGCAGCAGGGTACACCTCCCACAACCCCGCCGAGCGGCGGCAATGCCACGCACGGCAGCGGACGCGCCGCAGCACTGGCGGCGAAGTACGCGCAAGATATGTATGGCGCAGTTGCGCCGGAAGGAGCAAACAAATGAGTTTTACCAGCAAGGCAACCGGGACTGTTTACCAGCCCGGTTATTTTCTTGAGAACGCGGAAGACGCAATCCGCGAAACCAAGCAGATTAAGCAGTCGGGCGCTACCACCGCCGAAAACGGCGCGAAGTACGTCAAGATGGGGACTGTTTACCCCGCGAATGACGGCACTGCCGTCGGCATCGTGTACGAGGACGTGGACGTTACAAGCGGCGATATGCCTGGCAGCGTCGTGACGCGCGGCACGGTTTACGAGAGCCGTCTCCCCGTCGCAATCAACAGCACCGCCAAGAGCGCGCTGACGGCAAAGGGCTTCTACTTCATCGCCGCCGAAGCCGCGACGGTGCGCCCGTACTGACGAAAGGAGAATACTATGCAGATTCCGTCTTTTGAGAACAATATTTTCGGTCTTATCCCCAAGGAAGAGTGGCTGGATGTTGGCTTCAACGTCAGCCGCCCGAACGACCCGGTTGATGCACTGTTTCCCGACGAATACAGTGAAAATCTCGTGGCTAAGTGGCAGGAGATTGCCAACCAGTACCAGCTTCCCGTGATGGCTGACTTCCACAGCTTTGATAGCCGGACGAACATCGCCACCCGCATCCCCGTCGACACGCACAGCATCGAGAAAGGACTGATTAAGGTAAAAATTAACCAGTCCGAGCGTATGCGTGCGCTGCTGCGTTCCGGCGTGCAGAATGATGCTATGTACGACTACGTTATCCGTGACGGCATCATGCTCGCCGACCAAGTTGTGACGCGAACCAAGGTTGCGAAGAACGAGGTTCTGGCGACTGGCAAGATGACCATCAAGGAAAATAACCTCGACCTGACCATCGACTACGGCGTGAAGCCGGAACAGACGGAATTCACGTTCGATTTCAGCGAGGACGCGGACATTCCTGCACAGATTCAGTTTGTGTCTGACACCGCGCAGGAAGCGGGAACAACGGTTGACACCATCGTTACAAGTCGCAAAGTGCGGAATCAGATGCGTGCAAACCGTGCAATCCAGAAGCGCATCAACGGCACGTTGAGCGAGGGCGCGTATGTGAGCAACGCCGCGCTGGATACGTTCCTTTCCACGGAGTACGGCATCAACCGCGTTATCACTAACGATTTGCAGTACGCCATTGATGGCGGCATCGGCGCGGACGGGCGACCGATTCGAACCACGAAGCGCTATTTTCCGCAGAACAAGATGACGTTCCTCGGCACTGGCAGCGCCATGACGCGCATCGGCGCGGGCTTGTGGGGACAAACCCCGGAAGAAACGGTCAACACCGCAAACACCGGGCTTAATGTCAACCAGTCCGGTCAGCACCGCTATGTGATGGTGTCGCAGTGGGTGGAAAACGACCCTGTCGTTCTGTGGACGCGGGCATCCGGCTTGTTCATGCCTGTTATCTTCAACCCGCAGAGCATCTGGATTGCAACCATCACGGACGCGGCGACGGGACAGTTGACGGTTTCCTCTGCCGCTGGCACGGGCAAGGGCAATACGAAGCTGACTGTCAGCCCCGCAAAGGAATCCAGTTCCAACCTGTACAAGATTAAGTCCGGCAGCACCGCGCCGACTGCGACCTATGGGCAGAATGTCCGAACTTGGAGCAATTGGGACGGCACGTCTGACCTTGCCATTGCTACCGGGCAGAAGGTGACGGTTGCGGAATGCACCAGCGACTACCGCGTAATTCGTTCCGGCAGCGCTACGGTGACGGCAGCGACCTAATAATGGAGGTGGAAACATGGCTGTGACGCTGGAAATGGCAATGCGCGAGTGTAACAACTTTTTCGAGCGCTGCAAGTACACGGGAGAGATTCGCATCTTGGGCGGTAAAATCGTCCCTGATGTAGGTTCGCCCTATGTGTACATCAGCGGCAGCGCGCGGAACGACGGCGTTCACAGCCTTGTTTCTGGCGCAATGGAGGACGCGGACGGGGAGGAAACTTTCGACGGCACGTTGTGGTTTCTGTACCCGCCGCGCCCTTTTATCGAGATTGCAAAAGAATGCGCGGAGTACGAGACGAAAAACCCGACGGGGGCTTATACGTCGGAATCGTTCGGGCATTACAGCTATTCGCGGGCGACTGGCAGCAATGGCGTTGTGACGTGGCAAGCGGCATTCGCGGACAAGCTGCGACCGTATAGGCATATGTACACGGAGGTGGGCTGATGGCGTGGATTGATTTTTGTGAAGATGCTTGTCTTGTGGATAAGCGCACGGAATCTGACGGCATGGGCGGCGTGATTGTGTCGTGGTCTGACGGTGCGCCTATCAAGGCTGGTTTCGTTCGCGACAGCACCACGGAGGCGAAAATCGCGTATCAAAACGGCATCCGCGAGATTTTCACAATCGTCTTTTCCGACTTGCTGGAGCTTGCGCCAAATGACCGAGTAAAGCGCCTATCCGACGGCAAGATTTTCCGCATCACGTCCGACGCGCGAGACATGACAACGCCCAAGCAGAGCGATATGCACTTTCGGGAGGCTGACGCGGAGGTGGTGACAACGTGATTGACTTGCAGCGGAAACTATACAAGTTTTGGAACAGTTTCACCTACGAGGGCAAGCCCATCCCTGCATACGTCGAGGATGCAGTGCCGGAGGAAGCGTCTTTTCCCTATTTCGCGTTTCAGTTACAAGAAGGGGACGCATTCGGAAAGTCCGCAATGATTTGCACGCTGTGCTGCCAGGCAGAAAACGGAAGCAACGTAAACTTGCAGCGCGCAGCAATCCTCGACGAGGTTCGCCGCGCCATTCCGCCGGAGGGGACGGCAATCTACTGCGACGATGGCTTTATCACCCTGTACCGCAACAATAGCAACTTTTTCCGCCTTGAAGTGGACACAACGCTCAAGAGCGTCTGCTATGGACGGATTTACTACGAAATCGTGACTTATTACACCTAACAGGAGGTAACAAAATGACGACTGGTCTTCGGGCAAGTACATTTGAAAACTTGCAGCTCAACGCCGGGATGTTTCTTGCTAATTTCGACTATTCCACCGCCACGGACGCGGCGACGCTGGGCGCGCTGCTGAAAACGGAGCGCGAAAAGACAAGCGGCTCTGCGCTGATTGGCGCAACGCGCGGCGGCGGCACGTTCGTCTGCACGCCCAACACGCGCAGCATCGAAGCGGACGGCAAGCGAGAGGAATGGAAAGGCAGCAGCGTCAACGATGGTTGGACTATCAAGCTGACGACTACCCTGCTGGAAATCAACGCAACCAACCTTAAGCGTTCTTTTGGCACTGCCGATGTAACGGACACGGAGAAGAAGCACACAATCAAGATTCGCACCGACATCAAGGACGCGGACTATATTGAGAGTCTCGTCTGGGTTGGCGACACCTCGAAGGGCTATGTGCTGATTGCCATCAAAAACGCGCTGAACACGGCGGGCGCAACGCTGACGTGGACGGACAAGGGCGAGGGCACTATTCCGGTGGAGTTTACCGCACATCAGGACGGACTGGAAACCGACGGATATGCGCCTTGCGAGGTAATTTTCTTCGACCCCGCCGCTTAATAACACGCGGCAGGGTTCGCGCCCTGCCGCACTTTCGTGAATTTTGAGGAGGAAAACGCATGAATACCGCAACCGCATTTGAGCAGATGGCGAACGCCATTCCGTACATCGACAAGCTGGTCAACAGCAAGGAAATGAAAG